TGTTAAAACTTTCAAAAGCTAGCAAGATGCCGTGCCGATCTTGGTCACTCCAAGCGCTCGATACTTGCCCGGGATCACGCAAGTCTGATGGGTCATTGGTCGCAGCCTGTTCTGGATGTTATGCGACTACGGGCAACTATCGATTCAAGAATGTCAAAGCCCCAAGGGAACACAATCGAGAGGACTGGAAGCGTGACGAATGGGTATCAGACATGGTCGCAGAACTAGATAACGATCGATACTTTCGATGGTTTGATAGCGGCGATATGTATGACATTCGATTGGCTCAAAAGATCCTTGAAGTTATGTCGCTGACGCCGTGGGTCAAGCATTGGTTACCGACACGGATGCACAAGTTTCCGAAGTTTCGAGAAGTGATCGACAATATGGAGATGTTTTCCAATGTGGTTATTCGTCGATCTTCTGACAGTATCACGGGCGAAACCATCGAAGGCGCGAACACGTCAACGATCTCGACACTTGACAGTGTGCCAGAAGGTGCGGCAGTCTGTGAGGCCTACACGAGATCAGGCAAATGCGGAACGTGTCGAGCGTGTTGGGACAAAAGCGTGTCGGTTATATGCTATATCGGACACGGTAAGACAATGGAAAAGAATCAACGAAATATTATTGCGAGGGTAGCATAATGGCTTTATTACTTACATTCAAAGACAAAGATCCAGACGGTTTAACGGCTGAGGTTCACAGTACACTAGGCAAAGCTTTTCGAGTTGCCGTGTACGATAACGAGTCGGGCGAAGTTATACCGGAGTTTAAAAAAGTATACATGGTTAAAGAAGCAGCCATAAAGTATGCAAAGAAAGCCACAAACGAGGGATAGGATATGAGTTTACAAAGAGACGTTGAGATGTATATCGAGGGCTTAAAATCACCAGCTAATGCGTGGGGAGTCCATTTCATAAGAGTAGGAAACACAGACGTTGAGAGTCATTCGTTTCTGCATTACATGGTGAAGCGATACGGCGCAGATGTAGTAGAGAACGCACTAGACGATAGACTATCGGGAGGTGAGGAAGAATGATGCCCTATCCGTTTGACTGTCCATTGTGTGACGGTAGATACTGGCGGGAGGATTCCGTTATGTACGACGAAGCATACGACGACGACGTGTGCCACCATTGTTACGATGAGCTACAAGCAGAACGGCGTGACATAGCTTTTGCAGAGAAAGGAGAGCAAAATGAAAATTGAGATCTATTACTACGAGTTACAAGAAGCGATCCGTGAGGCAATCAACAAGCGACTCAAGGCAGAGCTAGACTTCGAAGACTTTGAGGGCGATATACATATGATGGTAGAGACTACCACATTTTCGAATGGCAATCCCCCAGAAATCGAGCATACGGATTTTGGCGAAGGTGATTCCTTCATAATTTATTTAGATTAAAGGAGTTGAAAGTGGACGAGTTTAACTTGGGATATTTATTATTATTTTTATTTGTGGGTGTAATCCTTACAGCATGGCTAACCATAGATGATGAGGACTTTAACAGGAAGTTTGAGCGCCATCGTAAGTCAAGATTCGAAGACGAGGAGATCTAAACATGTTTGAGGCATGGCAACCTTGGTGGGATTGTTTGTTATTGATAGTCCCTTACTTATTATTTGTTTGCATGACGCAAGTGAAAGAAGACAAGCCACGAGGAGCGACACGAAGATGATTAAAGGAATCGTAGTAAAACAGAAAAACGTGTATGGTGAAGACAAAATATATCCCGTATGCGAACACGCACAGATGCTTGCAGAGTTAGCAGGCACAAAGACATTCACGCCAAGGGCTATCAAGCTTATAAAAAATATGGGCATCGATATTCTACTAGAAGAACTTAAACCAACGCACAGGTATATCTAATGGATTACATAAAGCATCACATGACACACGGTCAAATTGCAGAAGAGCTAGGGATCACTAAGCGAGAAGTTAGGAATATTGAAAGAAGCGCTTTGAAAAAGCTTGAAAAATCTGGCAAGCTAAAAGCCTTCTTAGAAGTTAAAGAAGACTTTGAAACAGACAAGCGTAATGGATCTATCTCAGATATATTTTTCTAGACTAGTAAGGAGACTAAGGCAATGAATGATTATGTAAAAGAAGACAAAGCTAAAGCCATCAGAAACTTAGCAGACACTGTGAACACCTACAAAAGATTGCTCGAAGACTTTGATGACTTAAACTTTGACTCAGTTTTAATAGCCCTTGACAATCTTGAGGACTGCTGTAAAGAGGCAAAGAAAGAGGTAGACGCCTGCGTTCATCGAGTCCTTGTGACCATGAACGTAGACATTGTTGTTGATGTGTTAGCAGCAGTAGATGAAGACGAAGATTTAATCCTTGAAGCGGCAGACGCAATGGCGTATCATAAGCTTGCTTCGGGCGATTATCAGAACGAAGCAACTGAGGATAGAGATATACTCACACAACTTTCAGGAGATGGACACAATGACACTACAGTATGAATACAATATTGAAGATCATGAGATGTTTGTAGATATTACTGTCGGTTATAACTACGACGAAACTGAAAAGCAGGTGTACCTTAATTCTGTGAAACTCTATCATAGCGTAGAGATCATAGATGTTTTGACAGAGAAGCAGAAGGATGAGATAGTTGACTACATGGTAGATAACTATGCCTTCGAAGAATCTTACCCAGAGGAGTGATAAAATGAAAATGTTACAAGTTTATTTGATACTTGCAATCTTAGCTTCGCCAGCGTTTGCGTTGGCTTTCATTAACTACATCATGATTTAAAGGAGAAGGCCATGAAAACCATTAGCAGTATAGTAATTAGTTTAGTTGCGGTATTAGGGACTAGCTGTGCTACGTCAGAACTAGAGGGAGACTGTTTGGAATATAGAACAGTCCCTAGAATATTTGAAAAATGCACACGAACGCTGCCCCCAAGCCGTCAACGAATATGTGTAGCAGAGGTAGTCCACGTACCTTTTTGTGTAAGGAGTACAGGCAATGTTGATAAATGAAGTATCAATCTATGAGGTCACAGGCGGAGACTATTCTATTTACTGCCAAGGCTACACGCAGGCAAGGACTGTGACCAATGAGATCATTAAGAGAGATCCTTGGGGTGGCATACCCTTCGTGATTCGTAAGGATTTTGAATACACCCTAGACGATAAGGGTAACGTGGTCATGACAAAACACATGTTAGATAAGATCCTATTTTTAGCAAGCGATGAGCTACCGGAGAGTGAATCATGAAACAACCAGAGAACGACCACACAAAGATGTTTGGTAACGACGGCTCTATTCATAACGACGCCGAGATCATTGTGTACTATGAGCAACACGGGGCAGCAGAGCCAGTCCTACGTATACCCTTTTGGTACTGCAAGGACGAACTAGGATTGTTTGAGAACTTTGAAGCATCAGTACACAGGGCAGCAAAAGCTCTTAAAGAGTCTTATACATACTGGCCTGAAGGGTACGTCCACATACAAACAGTTATTAATGATGAATATGTCAATATGATATAGGAAAACACAATGGAAAATCTTGACAACAAGCAGCTAACAGTGGATGATCTAGTTTGGATGCACATTTTTAATAATCCTTACCCTGATTATACAGCAATTGCTAAAGGTTTGGAGGGTTTAAATTTGACTCCGACTGAGGTATTCTATATACTTCATTCAATACGTGAGGGAGACTATACATGTCCATAGATGATGCAGACCCAACAGAATGGGATACAATTAGACAACTCAATAGTTTGTCTATCAGAAAAGAAGCTGATCCAGTGACCAAGCCTGATCACTACAACAAGGGGTCTATCGAAGCCATTGAAGCTATTAAGGCTTCTATGCCTGAGCATGAGTTTTTAGGCTACCTGAAAGGCAATGCGTTGAAGTATCTGTGGCGCTACGACTACAAGGGTAAACCGATTGAAGATCTTAGAAAATGTAAATGGTATGTTGATAGACTTATTAGAGAGGTGAATCAATGAGGGGGTGACATGTGTGATGATACACTAACTGACGACGAATTGCTAGATGATGTTCTAGCGAGAGCTTTTGTGATGATGCTTGGAGTTCACATGCCATCAAAAGAAAGTGTCAAATTTATGAAAGAATGGGTTATACTAGATTCTCAGTATAATGGTATTGAACTTACTGAAGAATATATTTTAAGACAAATACCTAATTTTATTACATATTTATATAGGAGATAATTTAATGGCAGTGATTGAAGGAAGAGCATATTGGTCTTTTGTTACTACACCTAACACTAAGTACACACCTGCGTACTCAGTTAATCTTGTTGTTGATGAGCCAACGGCTGATTCGTTTCGTGACCGTGGTTTCACAGTCAAAGACATGGAAGAAGGCCCTGCGTTGATCATCAAACGTAAGGTCGATGGGAAAGACGGTATGATTCGTCAAGCTCCTAAGCTCTTTGACAGGAGTAAACGTGAGATCGACGTGACTGTTGGTAATGGTTCACACGTTAAGGTTCAGTACAAGGAGTGGGACACTAAGTGGAATGGGCAAGTCTTCAAGGGTTTAGACTTCCAAGCAATGCAAGTCCTTGATCTTGTGGAATATAACGCACCAGATGGTTCTGAGTTTGACATCGAAGACGGAGACGGAGACGAAATATAATGGCAAACATAACATACACACACAACGATACGGTCTACGATGTATCTTTACTAGCCCCTGAAGGACAGAAAGCCTTCCAGCTTTTGGTAGCAGCAGAGCAGGATGTCCGTGGCCTTGAAGATCGAGTGGTCATCGCACAAGCAGCGTGTGTTTCATTACACGCAAAGGTTCAAGAGTTCTTGAGCGAAGATGCAATTGCAGTTGAGGAAGCCGAAGTCGTAGAGGACTAACATGGCATTTATCAAAACTCATATCCCCTGCCCTGAGTGTGGGGGATCAGATCCCGCAGCGATGAACGAAGATGGCTCTATCAAATGTTTTAGCTGCGGAGCTTTTATACCAAATAAAAACAACATCATCGCTCCAATATCATCGAGGCAGTCTATGGACGACGGTGAATACTATGCCCTGACAGACAGAGGAATTAGTCTGGCAACGGCTAAAAAATATGGAGTAAAATCCATAAAGAATTCAAAAGGTAAAATCGTTGAACATGCTTACCCCTATTATTCTGGTTGTGACAAGGTAGGTATAAAGATACGAAAGCCCGATAAGAACTTTACATGGCAGGGTGATTCAAAGACAGCTGGCTTGTTTGGTCAGCAGCTGTTTCAAAGTGGTGGTAAGTATATAACTATCGTTGAAGGTGAAGTAGATGCAATGTCATCTTTCGAATTGATGGGATCACAGTGGCCCGTAGTATCTATTCGTAATGGCGCACAGTCAGCAGACCGTGACATCAAAGAAAACTTAGAATTTTTAGAATCCTTTGACAACATTATCATTAACTTTGATAACGACAAGGTGGGGGAAGAGGCTGCTCGAAAGGTAGCCAAGCTGTTGCGTCCCGGCAAAGCAAAGATCATGTCACTTCCCGTTGATTACAAAGACGCTAATGACATGTTACTTGGTTCGCAACACAAAGCCTACGTTCAGTGCTGGTGGAACTCTAAGTTATATACACCCTCTGGAGTTTTAAACGTATCTGAGAACGTAGAGAACTACCTCACTCGTACTCGCAAAGACTCAGTGCCTTTCCCTTGGGAGGGGCTGAACGAAAAACTAGAGGGTCTACGTGCGGGTGAGTTAGTTACATTAACGGGCGGCACAGGGCTTGGAAAATCAAGTGTCACCCGTGAGCTAGAACACTGGCTCATCAAGAAGACCAAAGATAACGTGGGCGTTATGGCCCTCGAAGAAAACTGGCAGCGTACAATCGACGGCATACTTTCTATTGAAGCTGATGCTCGACTACACCTTGACAGTATTCGTAATCTTTTTGATCAAGACGATCTCCGACAGATACACCATCAGATGTTTGGAGGAGAAAACAAGGATCGTGTGTGGGTGTACGGACACCTTGGTATGAATGATCTTGAAAGTGTTTTCAGTAAGCTTCGTTACATGATCATAGGCTGCGACTGTAAGTGGATAGTCCTTGATCACCTTCACATGCTTGTACTTCTTTCTGATGACCCTGATGAGCGTAAGGCTATTGACATGATCATGCACAGGCTTCGAACTCTTGTTGAAGAGACGGGCTGTGGAATGATTCTTGTTTCACACTTGCGCCGCACACAAGGTGATCGAGGCCACGAGAATGGTATCGAGACAGCACTGAATCAC